AACTCTGGTAAGAAACACGCACACAAAATACAAGCTGCAGTTGCAATGGAACAACGTGCAAGAGAAATGGGTAAGACCGAAGAGGCTGCAGTATATCGTCAATACATTGATAAGATGAAAAAGAAAACCAAAGAGATGAATAAAGAAAGTCTCTGGGATAACATTCGTAAAAAGAAAGAAAGAATTAAAAGAGGTTCGGGTGAAAAAATGAGAAAGAAAGGAGAGAAAGGAGCTCCTACTCAAGACCAGATAGACCGTGCAAAAAGTGAAGATACTGGGGGAATTGGTTTTCAAGCTAAAGGATACATGGAATACCACCCAAAGAATAACGCAAAGTTTCGTAAACTCACACCTAATCAATGAAAGGTTTCAAAGAAGGTATAAAGATTGTACTGCCTTGGTGGATAGGGTTTAGTATTATATTACTCAGTATAGAATATCTTCGTGCAGATAATGAAATAAATATCACGCAAAGTGGAGACGGTATTGAGTTGTATATAGAACAAGAAGGTAAAGATAACCTTGTAGACTTCTCTATGCAACACTGGGGAAACAAAGTAAAAATAATACAACACGGACATAATAACCATGTGACCTATGGACACTGGGGTAGTTTAAGTAGTGGAGATTTAGACGGAACATTTAACGAATTACACTTTGCACAAATATGTAATCGTACTACGAGTTGTAAAATATCTGATATAGGTTTTCATATTTACGGAGATAACAACTCAGTTCGTTGGGGACAAGGATACATACTTAGTTCTCTAACTGATACAACTTTTTCGTGGGACGGTCAAGAAGGTGGTGGACATGATGCGACTATTGACATTCACGGAGATAATAATAATCTTGCGGGTAATCAAAGAAATTCATCTGCGGGTATCTATAGTGAACACCAAGCAACTTTCAATCTTTATTCTGATAACAACAATGTGTTTTGGCAACAAAATACTGACGGTGTAAAAACTGTAAATCTATCTACATATAATGACGGAAACAATGTAACTGGGTATCAAAGTGGCTATGCAACACATACCGCAAACATATCTTTGACTGGTTCTTTCCCAACTACATTAAGTCTATCTCAACAAGGTGGTTCTGCACAATCATATTCCTTATCACAGAACTGTCAAACTTCGGGGGGTTGTAGTGTCTCAGTCGTCCAACAATAATACCTTTTGGTCGCATCACTGCGAAAAAAGAAAAAATAAAGTCTTTGTACCAGTCGGTGCAAAGTGTACTTTTTGTGGTAAGAAAGAACTAGAGTGTATGACTAGAAGAGTATTTCCCTAGTTTTTAGAACGAGTCTTTTCATGTACATGAAGCATAATCAATGCGTAGTGTATAACCTTCATTAAGTCTTCTTTGTTATACCCATTCTTGTTTCCATATCGTTGTGCATACTTCATGATGTTCCCGATACAGAACCCTTCTCCATGTCCACCGTCAATAATAAACTCTGTTGCTTGAAACTTGTTTTTAGAATAATGTTGATTATAAGTTTTATCAACATAAGTCTCAAGTTCTTTTAGAAATTTATCTTCATCGTATTTATAGTCTGTCTGCATAATATATCCCAAATCCAATTAGTATTATAAACCAAGTCAAAGCTGCATATGCAAACTTCTGTTCTTGTAAATGTTTTTTAAAAGTCACTATGTATAATTTCTTTAATGCTTTTTGATAATTGTCTGCCATTATACACTCCTATGCATTGTTTGTCAAATATTTTCGTATCAATGCATCTCCTTCTAGTTTTTTTCCAAAAGTATGAATAAGTTTTCCGTCTTTCTCTCTTTCAATCCTACCGTCATTATATGTGATATCAGTTACAGAACCGTTCTCGGTATCTTGTGGTCTATCATCATAATAACAAGTATTGGTTTTATGACAATGTATTTGTTCTATACCTTTAGCCCATTCTTCCGCATCGAGTAATAATTTTTGTCTTTCAACTATTTCTGTATATTGTGTCATAGTCCTATCTTTTGAGACTCTGCTATCATCTTCATCATTAACATAACTCTTTCTTGTTCACTACCACTTCTTTTACAATCCATTCCAACCATGAAGGTATGTTTGTAAACTTCACTGTTAATGTCATTCCACATTTTTTTCGCAACATAATCAGGTTCTAACATATCAATGTTTTTAAATAAATCTTCTTCTCCGTTCAATTCTCCTTGTCCGATAAGTATCCTAGTTTTTACCCAACCTAGTACATAGTTAGTCCAATAAACTTTTCTTGTATCCATAATCCAATGCATGTATGTTTCAAGGAATAATTTTCTTTTAGTTTCTCCATAATCACTAAAAGGTAATTTAGGCATATTCGGATAAAAATTATCTTCATCATCACACAACATCTTCATACCAGAAGTAGAACCAGTAGTAATCATTACTCTAGGTTCTTTTAGATTTTGGTTTCTAGACCACCATATTGCTATTTCATTTTGAGCACCTTGTCCCCATGCATTATTAAAAAATATATCTGGATTATATTCTTTAATCTCTCCAAGAGTATCAGGAAGATTTTTTGTAAGGTCATGTCCCGTTGCACGAGACATACCTTTTACTTCATAATCGTCAGGACAATTTTCTAGTATTGCTTTACCAACACCATGAGTATGTCCAGTGATTAATACCTTCACGGATTTACTTTTTGGATTACTGAGACTGAGTCTTCGTATGCCTTTTTGACATCTTCATTAGTATCGACTACTAAAATTACTGCAGTCTTTTTAACTGATACTTCTTCGGGAGACTCCACAGATGTCACACAGACACCTTTTGCAAAACCAAACCCTTCTTGTGTTTGAATAACCATTTTAGGTTTTTTTATTATAATTACATCTGCACCTTCATCAATGTCTCCGATGTATTCTCCATAGTTTGTTACTACTGTTTTAATCATATTAACTCCACTTAAATTCTTTAAATTTTTCTGCGTTTACTCTATCACCAGACTCAGATTTATCAAACACGGGTACATCATCTTTAGTGGTGACCATATTCTGATTGTCATCATCTTCTAGTTTCATTTTACTTCGGTCTACTTTCAAAGTAAACCTATTGTATTTAGTCGGGTCGTTATATCTGTTTTTTAACTGTTTGACAAGTATCTTACCCATAGAGTTCAGTTCATCATTCGATACCAATGCAAACATCAAGTCCGCAGTTGCGGGTAAACCAAATGACTCAGAAGTATCTTCCAAGCCTGGGTCGTCACTTGAGAACCCACTTCGGTTTGTTTGTGTTGCACTCATAATCGGTACATTAAATTCTACTGCAAGTCCACGCATTTCTTCTGCAATACTCTTGATATAAGAATAAGAGTTTACTGCACCACCAATCATTTTCATTCTACTTGATGCACAGATATTTAGATAATCAATAAAGATTATTTCGGGAACAAAATTCTTTTTAAGTTTCAATTCATTTAACAATGCACGGAAGTGAGAAGTGTTTGCTTGACCCGTAGGATATTCTTTGATAATTAATTTACCTTCCGTCTTTGCATTTATCTGCGATACTTTATCCTTGAACATATCTTTGGATAGGTTTTCTATTTGGTCAATCGGGATATTCAATAAGTTCGCATCAATCCTTTCTGCAATTCTTTCTTCAGCCATCTCCATAGTGATATACAATACATTACGTCCTTGTGATAATATATTAGATGCACAATGACACATGAATAAAGATTTACCCACACCCGTTCCCGCAAGTGCGATATTCAAAGTCTTGTTGGGTAATCCACCTTTGGTAATCTTGTTGAAGTTATCTAAATCAAAAGGTATACGTTCTTCTTGTTCATGATAGAAATCATATCGTTCATCTACTTGTTCAAGATAATCGTGTCCGATATTAGTATCGAAAGAAACTCCAAGAGCCTTTGACAATACGTCAGGTATCGCATTCTTTTTTAGAGTTGCATGTTTACCGTCAATGATAGAGATAGACTCCATGACTGCATTATATACTGAACGGTCTTGACACCACTTCTCAGTTCTTTCAATCAACCAATCTAAGTTCTCGGACTCAGGTGTAAAGATATTTGGTAAGAGTTCCATACCTTGTCGATAGTTCTCTTCACTAAGTTTACCACTTTCATCTATCTCAATCTTGAATGACTCAAGGGTTGGTATCTTATTATACTTGGATACAAACTTTGCGACTTCTTTAAATAAGTCTTTATATACACCGTCAAAATAATCAGGAACAAGAAAAGGTAAAACTCTTCTTGTATACTCTTCGTTAGTGAGTAAGTTTCTAAGTATCGTCTGTTCTAGGTTGATATTCATCTTTTAACCATTCTAAAGTTTCAGGTTTTGCACCAACCTCTCCCGTATCTTTATCTTGTGCAAGTAAAGTACCTTCCGAGATTGATTGTTCAATTATGTTGGAGAGTATTCTACCACAGTACTCCTGAAATGTCAAATCTGTTTCTACTTCTAAGTCGGGGTCAGGACTACTCACTATCTCATAATTAAATGTAAGTGCATCTCTTTTTCCGTCAAACGCAACCTTACCATACCGAATTACCGTTTCAGGATATTCTTCTAGTAGTCTTACGTCCCAACCCCTTGTATCATCTGATTGTGGGATAATCTCATAGTGAACTCCTTCACTGAGTTTATCTAAAATACCTTGTTGGTGTTGTTTAGTCAATTCCCAATCACTCATATGGAATAAGTGTGTTTTATGTAATCTTTGAAATCTGTTGTTTCAAATATTGGACTCCAGAACTCAGCATTAAGAGTGTCTTTCTCACGAACCTTGTTTCCGATAGTTTCACCAGTCCCTTTATCAACAACCATATACCAACCATTACTAGGCTTAACGATATAACCACCACTAACAGCAACGTCCAACAAACCTGAGTAAGATTGTATACCACCTTCCCACGACACCGAGATAGGAATTTTCGACTTTTCTTTAACATATCTACTCTTATCTATATTAATAATAAAGTGATACCCTTTTATTTCTGTACCAGACTTATCTTGTTGTCTACCAACAATCCAAATGTTATCTGCAGAATAATAAATACCCGTACCACCACCAACTACATCTTTCGGAAATAAACCAATCTCTTTATATGTATGGTTTACTGCAATCAATGGAATGTTCTTCATCTTAAGATAAGGTGTAGACATTCTGAATAATCCTTTCAGTGCTTTTGCACGAGACATATCCGCAACTGACTTTTCACTCAGTGCATCTTCAAGTTCTTTCTTACTTGCAAGATTACCAATAGAGTCAATCACTACGATGACATTGTCATCTCTATCTAGTTCTTCAAACTGTTTAATTAAATCAAACTTAAGTTCTTCTACATTTGTAATAGGTGTATGTAATACTCTATCCATAGGAATTTTGAATTGTTCAAAGTAAGATTGTGGAGAACCAAACTCTGAGTCATAAAAAAGTAAGACGGAGTCTTTCTTGTTTTCTAAATAAGAACTTGCAATCTTTAGTGCAAAAGATGTTTTGAAATGTTTACTGGGGCCTGCAAGGACGGTAAGTCCAGGCGTGATACCACCTTCGGTATTACCACTTAGTGCGACATTCATCATTGGTACATCTGTAGATACTACATCTGTTTCCCCAAAAAACTGAGACTCAGAAAGAACTTCCGTATGTGCAATGGTAGAGTTCTTTTTTAGTTTATCCATAATAGACGGCATATTATTTATCCTCAAACTTTATGTTATTATTTTTTTCACGTTCATCGAGTTCGTACTCTTCTCGCATTTTATTGTTAATTTTAACAGACTCCGCAATTAAAGTCAAGTCCTCATTAAATTTAACGAATGCATTCATATCTTTTGGTAGACATGCACCACCAAAACCTTTCTTCCCGTCAAACCCAGGCACACGGGTATGGGAATATCCTATTCTTTTATCTGCGGATACTCCATTGATAATTCTTTGTGGACTACAACCAAAGTCAAGAGCCGCATCATGTAGTTGGTTAAAGAATGTTACTTTCATTCCAAGATAACTATTGATTGCATACTTAACAAAAGATGCTTCTTGTGGTGTCATAGTCACGAAACTTTTACTTACACATAAACTAAAGTCATTATAAAATTGTATTACTCTATTACAAGACTCTGGAGAAACACCACCTAGAATATGATGTTGACTAAAAATAAATTGTTCCTTTGCAGAGTTCTCTGTTAGAAACTCTGGATTGTAAGTAAGTCTTGGTTTATCTTCATCATGTATAGAATTATATAAACGATTAATTACATCTGGTGTGATTGTTGATTTGATAACAACCACACTTTTAGTGTGTTGTATAAGTTTTAAAACTGCGTCTTCAACTATTGATGCGTCTACTGTTCCATTGTCATGCATTGGTGTAGGTGCAGTAATAAAAGTCATGATAGGTTCGTAATCTACTAAATCATCTATGTCAGTATCGTACAGTGGGTCTACTAAAAACTTATCGACTAGTTCATGAGTAAACGCATAGTCAATTGCCTTACCGACAAAACCATGTCCGACAATACCCATT